TTTAGCCGATACAAAGGTAGATACCCCAGCGCCACCAATCTGCGTCAGTATTTCTGGGTATTGATGAGCCAATCTATCTAGCTCATACCCTTGCATAACCACGTCCATTGTATTGTTCGTAGCCTCAAAGGCTGCATCTAAATCAGTTCCAGCGGCAGTGATTGATTTAAGTCCCTGCTCAAACTGATCTTTATTAAATACTTTATCATAGCCATTTGGGTTTTCTTCAGAAATCGGAGGAATCGTCTGCCCGTCGGCGGTGATAAAGTTTCTACTCTCGTCTAGTTTGCCATAAAAATTCTGACCATTAATGGTAACCACCACATCGTCGCCGGGTTTGGCTTCGCTTAACTGTAACAAGAGTGCGTCTTTGAGTGTAGGATAAATCACTTTCATCCAGTTCTCGCCTTCTTGGCGAACTGTCTCATCCGCAGACATTAATTTGAGTTGGTTTGCCGCATATAGGCTTCGTACAGCGCTCTCATTTAAGCTGCTAGGTACGCCGGACGAACCTTTACCAGAGGCATTTCGTGCCTGTGTAAGTCCTGCCAGTGCAGTTTTCTCCATCTCCCTTCTTTCGTCGTCGGTGGCATTTTGATAGGTTTCGCTCTTATACAAGTTGGCTACAACCAGAGCTTCAAAGCTACCCGGAATTTTCTCCTCATCTGCCTTAGCCTTTGGCGGCAGAATATCAAAGGTGGATTGTGTAAGATCCAGACCTTCTTGTGGCGCTGGGGCACCCGGCAATACCAGTGGCCCAGCGTCTCTATGGATTCTGGCATAATCACTCAATCGTGTTTTATTTTCATCGGGCGGGTTGTAGCGTCCGCCGGAAGTCAAATATTGCTGCATACCCCCTTTACCACCTAGATGGGCCATTGCAATCAAACTGGCTTCCGTTAGGACCGTGCCATTAATCTCTTGACCAATGTAGGCGTCGAGGCCTCGTGATTTAATAAACTGATCGATGTCGGAGAAGTGCCAACGCTCAATCTTCGTCTGCTCTTCGTCCGTCAGGTTCTTCATATCTGTGGCAACATAATTTGTGCCGTGGACTGCGTTGTAGTCCTTCAGTCGAGCATCACCAAATTGCAGACGTCCGCCGTGAATACGGCCTTTACTGTCTGGCGGGGTTTCCGCATCAAGTTCTCCCCCACGACTTTCTGTCTTATCGAGGCTGGCTACAATACCTACCCGCTTACCACCAGTTTTTAAGGCCTCTATATTAGCCAATCCGGCATCCACCATTTGTCGCCGTGTGGTCTCTGGCACAGCGGCTTGTGCTACTGGACTGCCTTCTAGGTCTGCCGCCGCAGTATTCTCTTTTAGACGGTTCTCTTTTACCAGCGTCTCAAAGTAATCTAGCGTACTCTTGAAGTCATATTCCCGTGACTGTAGTTGACCATACACCGCCTTCCGCAGGAATTGGTTATTCACGTCTTTGCCAATGGATTGGATAATTGAACTCACATTACGTTGAGCCGTCTGTTCTTTCTGGTCCGCTTCCCGTCTTTCGTCCGCCAGACGCTGTCGTTCAGCTTTTAATTCCTCTTCTTGCTGCAGTTTACGCTCTCTTGCCGCAATACTGTCATTAATCATTTTTTCAGCATAACTCTTAGCTAGAAGAGATACGCCCTCTTTAAGTGGATTGGGCTTATTGACTTGAACTGCTCTGCCGCCAGACGCTACCCGTGCTTGAATATCACGCCAACTCATCTTGAGGCTCCTCTCCTAACATCCGAGCCTGCTCGTCTGCAGGCGCTGGGGGCATATCTTTGGGAGACGGACGCTGCATCAGGCCAGCCTCTGGAATGGTATCCTCCGGGGCCTCGGCGTCGTCTTCCTGACCAGCCTCTCTTACCCGTAGCAGTGCCGCCCGGAGTTTTTCTGGGGTAATTTTGACGGTACGGTTTTCAATACCAACCTTATGTTTGATGCCTTGCTCTTCCGCAACAATACTCAAGTACCGAGCAATAGGTCCGGCAGTCAGAATAGCCATATCTATACCGAGCTTGCCTTTAGAAATGCCCTGCTTCAACAGCGTGGAAACTACCGCAGTGACAGGCAGATTAGTTTCAAGAAGCGTCATAACGAGGTCGTTAGTCTCGTCCTCATTAATCTTGTTGATGTAGTAGTCAACAATTTCGTCATACTTGAATAACTCCGGGGGTCTATGCCACGGATAGTTACGGGTATCGCTGGTAAAATTAGCGCCGGGTATCGGGCCATCAAAGATCTTCTGCGGCATCGTCAGTCTCTTTCTTCTTGTCTAGCAAGCGTTCTTCCAGCTCATCAAAATAATCCGGCGTATAAAATAAGCCGTCGTCATTTATCTCGTTTGTTTTCTCCGGCATCTTGCCATTAAAAAATGCCCGGATTGACTTTGTGATTGCTTCTTCAAATTTCATCGGACTTCCTTATTTTATCCCGCCCCTACCAACGCCAATCGAAGAGGTCTATTTCCAGAGGGCCGTCATCGAAAGGGTTCAGATCTATATCCAGCAGGTCTATTTCCAAATCCTCGCCTTTGTCGAAGGGGTTCAAATCGACATCGAGTTCTTGTCCTAATTCATATAAGCCATACGTGGCGGCGGCTGCAGCGGCCCACGGAGCCACAGCGGCAGCCGTACTACCTAAACTGGCTAACAAACCACCTCCAGAGGCTTGGGCTCCAATTCCCCCTAGGCCAAACACATTAAGTACTGAATTTACGTCGTCTATTACGCCTGATACGCCTCTGTTAGATGTTATGTACCCCGAAGCGAGTTTGAATAAGGCGCTGGTAATACTGCTATCTTGTGAATTGGCATCTACTTCTGCCTGTGCAGCGATAGTGGCTTTTAATATCTCTGCATCTCTATCCGACTCATTATCCCAGCCCTTAAAGATATAATCCAATTCGCTATCTATTCGGTTCCATGTGCGATTAAGAGCTTCTTGGGATATGTCTAATGCGTTTTTAACATCTTCTGCGGCTACTTCTAACTCTACACGGGCATTTTCTGTAACAACTTCTCTCCGCCACCCTGCATTATCTACATCGATTAATCTTTGTTGCTCGGCTTCAAAACGATCTTGTAGGCTATTCAATTCTGCTACGAATTGCTTCGCCGCATTCTTTTCACCAACATTAAAACTCTTAATAGCAAATAGTTGCTCTTTCATCCAAGTCTGCGTGTTGATGTCTAACTGGTCGTAGAATGTCTGTAGGTCATTGGCCTCTTCTGCGGCAAAGCGACGGGCTAGGTTTTTCTCTCCCGCATCACTCAGCATAACCTGAATGCGTTCTTGCGTATTTATAACTTCTGCTTCCTGCTCTCGATCCACATTAGCGAGGTTCATATCCAGAAAGGCCTGTGCGTTGTGTTTGAGGGCGGCTTGCCGTGCCGTCAGATTGGCCTCTTCAAAACTCGCCAGAATTTTAGTCTTATTAATAATCGACTCTTGTTTATTACTTAGGTTTTCTGTCGTCAGGGTCTGAAAGAATGCCGCCTCTTTATCCGCCACTCCTAATGTAGCTTCCATTATAGCATTAGACGTAGCCCGTAATGCGGCAGTACCCGTAACATCACCAAAAGCCATAAGTCTATTTACGCTACGGGCCGCACCTTGGGCCCAAGAAGGTATTATTGTATTTCCTTGACCATCAACAAACTCATTTCCTAAAATTTTCATTTGGCCTAAAATAGTGGCCTTGCTATCTACGTAATTACCATCTCCAAGCTGTTCGGCTAATAATTTACCGTGGATGGTACTCGTATCAATAATGGTAGACATATTCTGAGACGCATAGTCATTTAAGGCGTTGCCTAATACGCCTGTACCTTGACCTTCCGCCGCTACATCAATCTCTATGGTAGACGCATCCATGAGGTCTTGATTTTCATTGATGGTCCCTTGAGCAGCATTAACAGTAGTCTCGGGGGTGCCTAATTGCTCCTCTACTGTTGCCGCAGTGTATGTAGACGCCCCCGGATTTGTAGGCGCAACAACGTCCGTCATCCCGGTTTCATCTACTTGATCAGGAGTGAGACTAACGTCGGCAATAGATCCAAAATCATCCACAGTGGTTTTAGGATCAGAATCGGCATCTATTTTAAAATCCTCAACTTGATCGGATAGGCTCATACTATTGTCTTGCAAAAACTGGTTGGGGTTAGTTGCAAGATTTTCGACTTCAGTCTCGCTGGCATTCATGCCAGTTTGTTCCTTCGCCTCTTCCATGTCGAAGATAGGGTTGTCGCCAAATCCAAACACACTCATTGTAATTTTTCCTTCTCTTCCTCGCAGCGTCGAATACGATCACGCAAGTAGATGTACCCCTTCACAGTCTCATCAATCGCCGTATATTCTGGCGGCAGACTATCCAGTTCATTCGCTAGTTTTTGATTGAAGCGCTCGTCGTACTGCTTAATTTGGGGACAGTAAATTTCGAGGCGTGTTTTATAAACCGTTTGAGCGCAGCCTGTCAGTAATAGACTGACGGTCAGTAAGGGTATCAGTTTCATGCTCTGCCACATTTTTATAAAAATCGGACACTTTATCTTGTGTCTCTAGTTCGTCTTGCAGTACTTTATTCTTTTCGTTAGCAGCCCCCTTAATACGCCCGAAGACGTATATAATAGGGACCGCTAATGCGAGGGCGGCTATGATGTAGTCTTTAATTCGACCAAATATAAACATCAGTGGACGCCCTCATTGTGATCCTTAATCCGAGCGTAGGCCGCCAAGGCAATCCCAGCGATTGCGCACAATAAGAAGATCATCTTGAGGCTATCGGCGTAGGCCACAAGGCCTTGTAGTTGTCCTGCCAGCTCATTCATCGCAGTAGCCGCCCCAGCAATACCCACACCCGCCATTGTTTTGCTCTTTGCAAGTGGTTTGGGTGCGGCAGCAGTAACCTTCTGCGGCATTTCCGGGCCACCTTCGTCGGATGGGAGTTGCGCATCTCGGCTGAAAATAGCGGCTTCGGCAGCTCTGCGTCGGGTAAGGCCTCTCAGTGGAGTGAGCTTGCCGTCCACTCGGGCTTTGTTCCAGCGCATTATTTGTTCTGGGCACTCGTCGTACAAACCCGCATTTAGTTTCTTTAGCAGCGTGGACGATTTAAAATTACCGCCGCCTAAGTTAAATACGAATGACGTCAGAGCGTCATACTGGCCTTGTGAGAGAGGCACATTCACGTACTTCTTCACTATCTTGCCGTGTTCGTCGAGATCCTTGATAAGGCGTTGCTCGGCCTCGGCGGGGGTACAGGACATACCAGAGCGGATACCCTTCGTGGCCCCGAATCCTAGCGTCCATTTTCCAGCCGGACAGCGATATGCGTGTACTAGGCCATCGTCTTTGACTTTATGCAAGCCTTCGAACTTCTTAACTAGATCTATGCAGTCTTGTGATACTTTTTGAGGGTGCATTTTGACTCCTATGCCATTGGTGCGGCTGTCGTCCCCTGATACCTTTGTGCATCAGCCATCATGTTCATCACATCAAAGGATTTTGTACCCATCATCTGTCCATTAGGCGCAAAATATGTTTCTGTCATTTGTCCGTCCGGCGTCATATTGCGATTAACAATACTACCATCTGCTAGAATTTGGTTGCGCAGTAGCCGCCCTTGTTGGTCGAACGCATTAGACAATTGGTTAAACTGTTGACGTGTAGCAGCGTCTATTGTGTTAGTTTGATCAGTCAACACATCCCGCACTTGTCCCATATTATCCGCAAAGTTTGCAGACATTAGACCTGCCGAAGTTTCAAAGCCTCGGGAAATGTTTTGATTGGTATTATCCAAGCCCGTTTGTAGGTTCTGTATACCTGTACCAATATTTTGTTGGCCTGTAGCAAGAGAGGAACCAAGGTTCTGTATTCCAGTATTTATAGTATCCTGACCTGCAGAGATATCTGTTCCAAGGTTTTGAAGGCCCGTCCCAAGGTTCTGCTGCTCTTGTGTAATATCAGTAGCAAGGTTCTGTTGACCTGTCTGGATATTACCTAGGCCTTGAGAGATATCTGTTCCAAGGTTCTGTTGACCTGTCTGAAGTGTACCTAGCCCCGAAGCTATATTTGTACCCAAGTTACCTGCAGCCGCTAATAATGCTTCACGTTCTTGGCTTGCAAGAGCCGCTGCGTTTTGTTGTGCAGTTAATAGATTACCCCTTTGCTCCGCCGCTGTTTGAGTATCGGTTCCGTAGCGGTCTACAAAATCTACAAAATTATTTGCCGCAGTGCCTTGGTTATTAACTATAGTACCCTGATTGCCTAAAATATCTGTTTGGGTATTTGCCAAATTTGTTTGACCCGTACTCAAATCACTAAGATTCGAGGCAAGTCCTTGCTGGCCCGTCATAATATCAGTCGCACGATTAGCCTGATTAGTCTCCGCCGTTTGAAACGCATCTTGTAGCGCAGTGTTCTGAGTATCAAAGGCAGTTGCTTGACCAGAAAACCCAGTATCTACGGCACTCTGGACATTTCCAACGCTAGTATCCAAGTCATTAAAACGCTGACCCTGATCTACGAAACCTTGTGCCGTATCCGCAAAACCTTGGGTAACATCACCTTGTAGTGTGCCGAGGTTTGTTCCCATTGTGCTAAGGTTGGTTCCCAACGCATCAACATTCGTACCTAAACCAGTTAGTGCGGTGTTTGCCGTCCCTATATCTGATATTGCAGTATCAAATCTATCCGTAAGCATTTTATTTTGATCTGCAAACTGACCATACAAACCTGTTGCCGCAGTACTCTGGGGGTTTTGTCCTGTGATGGACTGAAGCATAAGATTAGAATCTGCTACATTAATTACACCATCCCTATTTACATCATACATTCCAATGTCTGTTTTGGAGGGTTCAACCGTGCCGTCTATAATCTTTAATGTCCGAAGGACATCACTCATTTCGGGTGTATAGGGTTGACCCATCGCATTGGTAAAGTCTACAGTTGTTGCTGCTGATCCAATAGCGTCCGATATACCTTGCTGACCCAACGCTAGATTATCTTGTCCTGATACAAGTCCCGCTTGGCTGGCTAGAATATTGCTTTGACCTTGAATAAGGTTATCTTGTCCCGCCATTAATCCATCATTATTATTTGTTACAGGAGCTGGTGCAGGGGCCGGTGCAGGGGCCGGTGCAGGGGCTGGTTTAGCCTTATGCCCCGTCAGGTTAATATCAATGCCCGTTAATCTTGATAGCCAACTCATAATTATCTCCTAGTTATACCCTATATCAGAGGCAAGATAAACACTTAATTAAGTGCATCTACTCTTTTTTCCAGCTCTTCGATTCTAAGTGTGGCTTCCTGTAGAGCCGCCCATAACAAAGGTACTAAAGAACCATAATCCACAGTCTGATAAACGGGATTGTTCTGCTCATTTACCTGATCTTTTATGCCTGTAACTGAGTAGTGAGCTATTTTCTGAAGCTCATGCGCTACAAACATATCTCTTTCGAACAATTCGTTATGCTTAATACCTGTTTTAGGTTTTACAGACATAACTTTTTCTAAGGGGCGTTCGATTTCCCCCATAATCTTTTTGGCACGATAGTCTGAAGTGGTGTTAAATGCCGATGCGCTAACCGACGAAGTGAATGTACCCGTTCCGCCAACGGATAAATTTCCCCCCATAGACGCACCACCCGACGTAAATAGATTGGCCCATTTTTTATTTACAGTACCGAGGCCATAAGTATTGGTATCAGCCAAATCAGGGACTACGGCACTTTCTGATGTGTTTATGTGTACGAGGGAGTGCCAAACCGCTGCGCCTGCGCTATTGTCCACGCATATAAACACTCGCCCTGTGGAAGTATTTACCCATATAGAACCTGCCACATAACCGTCTGCAGTATCGTCTCCAACAGTCGGGTTTGTAGTGGCACTATTATTATTTACGCCACCAGATCCGCCATTAGCCACCGGAAGATAACCCGACACAGACGTACCTAATGGTATCTTTGGCCCCTCTCCAGCGGCCCCTGTGTGCGTGTGCCCTGTGGTTCCAAACGCCGTTTGCAGGGCATTAAACTCATTGTTGAGAGGCGCTGCCGTAATGTCTAGCGTGTTCTGTATACTGCTTGCGGATTGTCTGGTATATCCTGCCATTATCGTCTTCCTGCTTTAGCATATTCAAACACCATGCCTTGGATGGTGTGTGGGGCGAATTGCCCCTGCGTTACAAATGTAGCCTGCACACTGAAGCCACTGCCCTGTATGTCGTTGAGAATAACAGGCTTAGACGTACCGCCGTAGGTTACGTTTGAGCCGCCGTAAGTTATATTTCTCCCACCAAACACCACAGGCGCACCTGTACTCGTTTGAGCATAATCGGCTGGGTTAATAGTGTTGGGGTCTGACCAATCATACTGCAGCGCCAGATTCATAGTGAAGGGGCCTTCGGCCCGTACAAATGTATTGAGTTTGTGTATGGTTTTTCTTATCTCGGTGTCGCCCATATCTAAATATGGGGTACTATAAATCGATATTATATCTTCCCCGGCTAATGTATTACCGTTTTCTTGCTGGTATACTTTTCCATCAAAGCCCCCATGTAAGACATACTCCCGAGCGCCTATAAATTCACTGGTAATACAGGAGACTTTGAAGCCTAGTAATTCACTATACTCCCATTTAACCGCAGACCCGTCGAACACTAGGCCACCCAGAATACCAATGCCTTCGTCTGCAGTACCTCCTATAAAGACACGTACTTGGCTTTTGGATTTAATCACACAAGAATTAAGCGTACCCAAATCTTCGTTTTTAATAATGTCAATTAAGCGACCTTGAATAGGACGAGAAATGGATTCTAATTCGACGTCACCGATGCGTGACGTACCAGCAACGGGGCGTAGGCCATCATGGGCTAAGAATATGAGATCCCCGCCAAGTTCCTGCACACTATCTCGAGCCACGCAGCCTGTGTTAGCAGTCACACTATCCAATTTAAATGGCGCTGGGGCACTAGTAGAGGCGTCGGCGGTAAACTTCTTAATGGCGTTTTGACCAAACACAAAAAGATTATCCCGGAAGGGTTTGATTTGTACTACCTCGTACCCTATGGAATACTGCTCACCACCCGAGGCAGTGGTCCAATCAAACGGGTTTAAAGGCGCACAGTGAGATATACCACCTCGGTAATCCAGATCCCCACCCATAAAAATGTGGTTCTCAAAGACATCTACAATGGCGGGAGCATCGTAGGCAGTTGCTCCCCCGGGACTTGTTAATGTCCCAGCGCCTGAACTGGTTATCTCTCTCCAGTTTGTACCATCGAAGATTACCGCTGGATTAACTCCATCTACAAATATGATAAAGGAGCCCGGTACGGCGGGATCTGGTGAGGACGCTGCCCGAGTGCCAAAGTTAAATTGCACATGGCGGACCTTGGATACGGTTTTAAGACTAAACCCGCTGCCTGTTTGTGTCGCTCGGTCGGTCAGACCCGTAGTAATTTTATTCCAGCCTAATAATGGTTGGTGCTTCCAAAAAGAATAAGTATTAGCACCCACATCCTTGCGCATGGCAATGGGATATGGATTAGAAGTAGAGTTTTCATTACGATACATAACAAGGCCTAAAATAGGCCCTTCAGCTACGTCGTCGTTGTTAGAATCCTTTGCCTGTACTTCTTGCCCGTAATCGCCAGAGGCGTAGGTTACAGTGGTGTCATAGTAATTAAAGCCCTCAATGCGGCGGTAACCCCCAAACAGACTAGGCTCGTAGTTCAGCAGTCGGGTAGCCGCACCACTATTATTCTCGGCTAAATCCAAATGGTTCTCATTGGAGTTTAGACCGCCGGAGCATACTACTTTAAGGGATTCAATCCTATCCACTTAGAAACTCGCATTAACTGTTTTGTATTGAGCAGCGCCACTACCCCCGCCGAAGTTGACCCGTGTGTCACTGAGACTGGAGTAGGTATTTATGTATTGGCTTTTCAGATCCGCCACGGCCTGCATAAAATTAGCTTTAGCCAATTGGGCGGACTCTGGGTTATCCTTCAGCATGTACATATGATACAATGCACCCTCTATGATCGTAGGCTCTACCGCATTAGGATAAATCACATTGCCTAGCATGGTGTCGTCATAGTTGAGCATTTCTGTAGGATGAAAATAATACCTGAATTGTAGTCGGTAAGTTTTATCTGGGGCGGGGCTTACTCCCCAACCTGTACCGTGGGACGGGAATACATATTTAGGTATACTTAAACCTGAGGTAGAATTGTCGTCGTCCCTATCTCTGAAATTCTTGTACCATGTATCCGTAGAGATAAATTCTAACCTTTTGCTTTCCGACGAGTAAGTACCATCACCTACAATCTGAAAACTCTCCCACTCCATAGTCTTCATGCCTACGGGATTAGAGTATTCCGTCTGCCCGACTACTAAGGTGGTAGTCTCTTCCGCCGCATTC